CAAGATTATTCTTACTGGTTATAGGGCCCGCACGCTAGAGAGGGCTACGGAATTTGGCCGGGGCTTCCGTACTCTGTGGTCATTGCCAGTCGCGTGCTACTGGACTTTTACGTCTGGGTGGTCATCTAAACTGGATGCCGGATCCTTCACATCCTCGACGGTGCAAAAGCATCGCCCAAAAGATGTCGTCAACTTTATTAGCAAACGCCGCATTAAGCTGTTAACATCAATGGGGCAGCGCGAGCACCGAGGGACAAAATTTGTCCCGAGTGACTCACGATCGATCCACCGTAATTTACCGCCGCTTGGTAGTATGCTGGTAGCTTAGCAGCTACTTTGCCAATGGCGTCTTTGTTCTTCCAAACCCAACCAGCTGCTGAAGCCACCCAATGTGCGGCAGCACTCAGAGCACCGTGGTGCTTACCATTACCGTCGATTTCGACGTTGGTATGGCTGGGAGGGATAAGGCTGTGATCAAAGGCGGGCATCGGAATGTCAGCAAACAAACCTGCATGGTGGTTCAAATACGATGACGTGATCAGGAAATCCTTAGATGATAACCGGGACTCAACGAATCCCTGTAAACCATCAGTCTCAAGAATCGCAGCGAACTTGGCGATGACTGTGATGCTGCTGCTGAACATAATCTCCAAATTGGTATAGGCACTACCTTCAAACTCAAGAGCCTGACGGCGCATGAGTTCGTACATAATGGCACCAAATCCACTGTTACGTTCCATCCTAACATCAGTATCGACAACTTCGTGAGATACCGCGTTATCAGCGGAGTTGTACTGCGTGTAGGTCACAGTACCACCAATAGAATCAGCGGCACTAGTGTCCTCATAAGCAATACCCGCCGCAACAAGACGCGCCCCAATCTCTGACGAATAACTCTTCACCACGGTCCACGCAGTCCCGTCGAATTTATTCAACCTGACCTCGTAGTCCCCGGTGGGATCGTCATGAATCTTGAGGAATTGAAGACCGAGACCTCTGCAATTAGAAATCACAGATTCATAGCCTACTTTGGATACGTGAGCCGTCAAGAACGAGTCCGGAATCGGCACAGCCGGCGAAGCAAATGGGTTGGCTAAAGCCGCCAGATACCGCGCTTGGGCTGCATGTCCAGTGTTGATGAACTCCAGACGATTGGTGGGGGTACTTACGGGTCCCCCGTTCCTAGCATTGTTTTTCTTACTTGTGTTATTCATTTTAACACAAGAGCGACAGCCAGCTAACAGCGTCTAGCAAGTCTAACCTAACTCGTTGTTCAAATTCACCTACAATTGCAGGATTGAAATCAAAAGCTCTACAATAACTCAAGAGACTTTGATTGGAATAATCACCCGGAACAACCGGCAATTTCTCCAAGTCCCCTTGCTTCATCCAGTAAGCTAATCCTCCCTGTAACTCGCCCTCTAGTCTATCCTTCCCCATGGCACTCAGAGCTTCGTAGAAAACTCCGACTAAGGGGCAAGCTGCGTACAGAGAGAGACCACACATGCCGACATCTTTCAAATAGTTGTCATAATGTGCTACGCCTCTGGTTGATATGGCTATCATATCCTTAAACACACTTATTGGTTTTCTAACCATCATCCATCCCATGTCGAGATGAACTGGTTTCATCTGACAAAACTCAATATGCTCAACTAGGTAAACTGGTGGTTCAGCTACCATGTTGAACCCGTAGGCGACAAAGAACAAGTCGAAACCATCCAAGAATCTTGGTAGTTCCTTCAAATCCATAATCGCTACTGAGTCATCCCCATTGTTAAC